TACTCTGCCTGCGGTGGGTTTGTAACCACTTTCTAACCGCATTACCAGCCCCGGTATGGGGCTGTTACTCTGCGTCAGGCGAATACTTCTTCTCCGAACAGCGCGTACTGGACGATTAAGTCCGCTACTGCACCGTCTACATTACCCAGGTCAATTTCATAACGGATTCCGTTGAAGTCCACGATTTCATACGGCTTTTCTTCATCGTCCAAGTACATCTGAATCCCTTTCAGGAGCATGTCCTTATCCAGCTTGAACCACTCTGAACCGCCTTCTTCGATTTCTCCCTCGGTTAAGTGAATCTCAACCGCACCGCCATTGGCAACGTGTTCGCACACATCGTCACCAATCTGTTTTCCAACGCATCCGATGTTGTCTGCCCAATAGCTGATTCCGCTCAGTGCGGAAAGCATGATGTCTTCGATGGCTTCGCTCGTAATTACCACGTTAGCGGTGAATTTTACTGTTGCTTCTTCTTCTTTCCAAACGATGATTTTTTCTGCCATGTTATCGCTCCTTTCTTAAATGCAGTAGATAGTGACTTCGTTTACTGCGTCTGCGCTTACCGCGCCACTTTCTTCATACAGGCTCTCCCATAACGTGTCCAGCTCATCTTCCTTGTCCTCGTTGTAGAGGTCAAGCTCCATGTGGTCATACTTGCTGTATTTGGAACGGAAGCAGACCACCACGACCGCTGGTTCCAGTGCCGGAACATTTACCCAGTTTCCGTCTTTCCGCGCTTCTGCCACGGCTTCGCGAATCGTCATTAAGTATCACTCCTTTCAAAATAGTGCTGTTTCTTGGAAGAACAGCGATGTCTGCTGGAAGTTCTTTCCGTAGTAGAACTCCGGGTCGATGTCGAATACTGTCGTGGACTTCTTCTTGAATTCCTTCCGGCATTTTTCAATGCCTTTCAGCACAAAGGGTTTTTGATCATTTTTTTCCAGCGCGCGTTCCACTTTGTCAAGCTCTGCGGTCACGGCTTCTTCCTTTGTGTCGTACTGTTTATCCCAAATACCTACCGCGCTTCCGTAACCATGAGTGGCACAGAACATGTCCGAAGCGGCTACCCATTTACCATTCGGTAACTGTGCGTACTGGATACGCGCCCGGTATGCGCCTTTGTCAAACAACATAAATTCCGTTACTGTGGCTTTGTCTAATGTGTTGTCACACCAGCCGTATTCATTGACTGTCATTTCACCAGTAAAACCGCAGGATAACCATTTTTCGTACCGCTGCCGGTTTTCCGTTTCCTGCCTTTCTGAGAATGTTCCCATTGTTCTGCTCCTTTTCGTCTTTTCCAGCCTGCCATCGTCAGTGCCGGGAGGCTATCTCCGGCAGACTGCCCGGTAGGGCAGTTTCGGCTAACTAACGTAGTATTCCTGTTCTTCGTCTTCCAGTCCGTAGTAATCCGGGTCTTCCTCACACTCGACTGGCTCGTTGTACGGCTCTGTCGCGGTGTTGCAGAAGTTTCTCAAGTCACTGGCGACAAACCGCAGTTCCTTTACTTTGGCTTCGGCTTCTTCCGGGCTGTCTGCTCTGATGTACACATAACCACTCATGGTTACGTCAACGTTTACTTCCCATACTTTTTTCCTCATACTCTCATGCTCCTTTCTGTTTCTTGAAGATTACTCTGTAACCCCACGGGTCGTTGCGGTGGTGGCACTGCCAGTAGCTTTCCCGTAAGGCTTCTACATATTCGCTGGCTTCCTGCGCGGTGCGGAAGCATACGTCCGTGTTGTGGCAGCGGTAGGTTACGCGGTAGTATTTGTGGCTCATGCTGTTTCCTCCTCGTAGTCGTATTCATCGCTATCGCTGGGCGCGTAGCTTGCTTCGTATTCAATGTGCGCCGCTTTCAGTGCGTATTCTAACCAGTCTCCGTAACACTCGTTTGCGGCTTCGTCATCGTCCCAGTAAGCGTCCCATGCCTTATTCAGCACTTCACGCGCTTTCTGTTCGTCAGCCGCGTCCACTGTGAAGTCTACGTACATCCAAGCGTTTGATGTAGCAAACATGCTAATCACAACTTTGTTTGTCGCCATGCTGTATCTCCTTTCGTTGTCGCTGGCCTGTCATCATCAGTACGGAGAAGCCGTCCTCCGCAGACCGCCTTTACAGGCGGTTTCGACTATCTTTTAGAGCTTCACCAGTCCAGCCAGTCATCCCATTCCCAGTTCATCTTATCGACTATCCATTCTCCGTTCCATGCTTCTGCGTAGTGGTGGGTGAAGTTCGCTCCGCCTACCGCACTCATGCTGACTGTCAGCACTTCCGGCATCTCTGCCATCGTCCGGGCTTTCCGCATGATGCGCTCCCATGCTCTCGTTGCCGATTCGTAGGTGCTTGCGAACATCTGCCGTTTCTGTTCCCCGGTCGTTACCTGTACCATCCATTCGCGCTTCTTTGCTCTCTTTGCTTTTGCCATTTCCTTTCGCTCCTTTCGCTTTATGCTCTTACCTTTACTTTTGCCATCGCTTCTGCGTGTTCGTCTATCAGCAGGTACGTTACCACCCCACAAGCGAACCCGATGCTCATCGCGATAATCACTATCGTTACCAGTAATCCAGTGTCCATGTGCTTTGCTCCTTTCGTTGCTCACTCTTTATCTCTCTCTATCTTGATTACTCCATGCGTCCTTTCAAGTACGATTATAAACGATTATTCTTGAATTGTCAATAGGGTAATCAAGAAAAATTTAAAAAATTTTTAACACCACTGAAACCCGCATGGATACTGGGTTTTCACGATTTGAAAAACTGATCTAAACGACAAACTTTAAAAAAACTTTAAAAAATTTTATCCCATTCATGAACAGAACAGACAAATTTGACAGCGATATGTTATAATTCGTGCGAAGCAAATAACTGAATACCGAAGACAGCATACGCAAACGCAGGCTGTATCTGCCGTTGGAGCAGAACAGCACCGCGTTTTTTTGTTGCCCGAAGTGGCACAGCTATTCGCTTCTTATACACCTATCTCATTTCTTCCCTTCTCTCTATGCAGTGAAAGTCGGCAAGGAAACAATACTTCCGCCCCGGCTTTCCTGCACTCTCTCTGAGATGGTGAGCAAAGAAAGTAGGGGAGAACCTGCACACAAAAACAAAAAACGCACAAAATCGCCATACAACGCGACAAAAGACCCGGAACAAATCCTCGCGGAACAAATAAAAACGCAGCAGAGAAAGAAATACAGCCGAAAACAGCCGAATCCGCACACATAGTACACAGACTATAATCTGCACTCTCTGCGGATTGGAAGCTCTCTGTAAAGAAACTCCGACTGCATAACCGCCACTGCTTCGGTAATCTGACCTGCGGCAACGTATGTTGGCGCACAAATACCCGGTGCAAGCCTGCACTCCTTGTGGCGTCGAACAAAGATGAGGCGAATATTTCCAATACCAAACTAACTCTGATAATCCTCCTGGATTTTTAAGGGAAAAGGTTGTATGTATATCCGAACCGCCGAATCTGCTAATGCTCCGCGCATTGGGCTATGTCCGCCAACTATTCAAGATAGGGTATTCCAAGCAAGACAGAGAAAGGGAAAGAGAATTTTGCAGTTACTACGCTGAAATTGTAGCACCCATACACTTTCATCGTAGTAAAATGGGGTGTAAATGAAAAAGTCTGAAATCAGCGAAAAAGTATATTTTATCAAAAAGTTACAAGAAAATGGACGAAAATATCAAAAACCTTGAAAACTGTAACAAATAATTTAACATAAGCTCTGTTATCGGACGTAACTCGCAAAATTTCTCTAAAAGTTTATCCAGTATGTACAAATATGCTTTCACAGAACAACTGGCAGGTCTTTCGGAAACCAAAAAAGAGAAAGAACATTATGTCCCGTACGGAAAACAGTGGCAGGACGAACGATTTGATGAGGAGCAAGGCTATCACTTTTGGCTGAATGAAACTCCTGTCCGCACGTTTCCGGGCTGTACACTGCCGAATACGGTGTCCAAATGGGAGAAAGGTGTGCTATTGGACTGCGCTATGCTCATGGAAGCAGGTACAAACATGCTTTGCAGGCGCGTGGACGGCTACTACAAGCCACTTGACCCTAAAAGACTGTCCGTGAAGATAGGCATGAGCGAACGACAAACACGCGCGTTCATAAATCGGATGTGCGAATTGCGAATCATGGCAAAGGAAGACGGAAGAATCTATATCAACCCTTGCTATTTCTTCCGGGGAAGGTTCTTGTCGTTCCATCTGTTCAGCTTATTCGAAACAGATTTGCGGTCTATCTTGCCTGAATGGGTTGTGCAAAGATACGATGGACAGTTCTAAAAAGGCTTTTTTAAAGGGTTAAAACGTGAAAAGCCTACGATCATTTGGGGGAAGCCTTGCGGGAAGCGCGGGCGCAAGCGCGGCTTGCTACCTATAACAAGGAATTTTTTTAAAATTCCTACCGCTAACCCAGTACCCGGAACGAAGTGAAGGGTACGGCCTGTATCACTATACCCCCTCAGAAATATAGGAGTAATTTTTTATAAGTTAGGGGGCGCGAGTTTAATGCCGGTAAATTTTCACATGTTGACGTTGAAGTTATTAAAGGCGATACGTGTAAAGCACAAGACGATACTGTTATATTGTACGGAGCAGAAGATAGGTGAGAACACGGGGAACGTGTACACGGAGCACAGGTTATATTTAGGTATGACGACGGAGCAGTTTAACGCGATGCACCCGAACGACATCAAGAATCCGGCGATACACAAGAGCAGGTATGCGAGGGAGTTATTGATAAGGACGGTAAAGCAAGAGGAGTTATTCAAGTATTTATTAGAGGAGATATGGAAGCCGTTAGAGAGTGGTGAGATGTATGAGAAAGGGAGACGGGCAGCAGAGAGAATTAGAAGTCGATACTATGCTAACAGCCGCAAAGGAAGAAGCGGTAGTGCGGGAGTATTACAAGACGCATCTATTAGCAAAGAGTTACCAGGCGGTATTTCCGGGGGTAGCGAAGAAGACGGCCACGGATAGGGCGAAGGAGATATTATCGAAGCCGGAGAACGTGGCATACATGCAGGAGTTAATAGAGAGGAACGCTAAGAAGGGCTACGCGAGTTTAGACAGGGTGAAGTCGTTCTTAACGGAGGTTATGGAAGGAAAGGTCAAGGATCAGTTCGGTTTAGACGCGAGTTTATCGGACAGGATAAAGGCAGCGGAGGACATTATCCGTTGCGAGGGCGGTTTCAAGGACAAGTCGGAGGTATCGTTAAATGTGAACGTAGCGGACATGTTAAAGGCCGCGCGGGAGAGGGCGACGAACCGGAGCCAGTTACCGCCTGTTAAAAATTCTCCAGAAACGATAGACGTGGAAGCGGTGTCGGACTAACAGAGGGGTAGGGTAAGAGGTGGTCAAGTGGCGAAAAAATTATCGGATTTTTCCGCAGAAGAAAAGGGCGCGCTGGCTTCGTTCCTGGGGGAATTTGCGCACGACCCGGTGGGGTTTGTATATGCGGCGTTCCCGTGGGGTGAGGGAGAGCTTGAGGGGCAGGCGCCGCAGGAATGGCAGTTGGAGTTACTGGAAGACATCAAGAATGGTTTAAAGGATATAAACACAGTTATCCGGGAAGTCCGGGCTTCGGGGAACGGCATAGGGAAGTCGGCATTAGTATCGTGGTTGATATTATGGTCGATTTCGACTTACGAGGACTGCAAGGGAGTAGTTACCGCGAATACCGATACGCAGTTACGGACTAAGACGTGGGCGGAGCTTGCGAAGTGGTACAGGCTGTTCATCGGGAGCGCGTTATTCGAGTACACGGCGACGAGTTTGTATTCTTCGGACGCGAAGCACGAAAAGACATGGCGGATAGATGCGATTCCGTGGAGCGAGCAGAACCCGGAAGCGTTTGCCGGCATGCACAACCAGGGCAAGCGGATCTTGATAATCTTCGACGAGGCTTCGGCTATTGCGGATGTTATATGGGAAACTGTGGAAGGTGCAACGACAGACAAAGATACAGAGATAATATGGTGTGCATTTGGCAACCCAACGCGTCCGTCAGGGCGCTTTTTTGATTGTTTCAATAAATTCCGTAATTTTTGGCACAGGAAGCAGATAGATTCCCGGACAGTCAGGATTTCCAACAAACAGCAGTTGAACGAGTGGGTTGACGCATGGGGAATTGACAGCGATTTTGTCAAGGTACATGTACTGGGAGAGTTTCCGAACGCTGCCGCGAACCAGTTAATCAGCCGGACATTGGTAGAAGAAGCCATGAAGCGCGGCAAAAAGATGGTATTGGAAGATACCACGGATGCCGAGCCGGTTATTATCGGTGTTGACCCGGCCTGGACGGGCGACGATAAGCTGGTAGTGTATTTACGCAAGGGAAATTACACGAAAATCCTGTGGGAATTGGTAAATAACGACGACGACAGTGTTGTTGCGGAAAAATTAGCGTATTTTCAGGACGAATACAGTATGTCAAAGGGGTTTATCGACCAGGGCTACGGCACAGGCATATATTCTGTGTTAAAAAGCATGGGCAGGAACGATGCGTGGCAGCTTATTCCGTTTGCCAGCAAGCCGGTAGACGAGTATTACGCTAATAAACGTGCCGAGATGTGGGCAGAGATGAAGAAATGGCTGCAGGAAGGCGGCACATTAGAGAACAAGCAGGACATTTTGACAGACTTGACCGGCCCGGAAGCGGCAATAAACCGCAGGGGCAAGTTGCAGTTAGAGAGCAAGGACGATATGAAGCGCCGGGGGCTGGCAAGCCCCAACTACGGCGACGCGTTGGCGCTTACGTTTGCACAGCCGGTACGGTTAAACAAGCACTCAAAGTTCAACAAACTACGGAAACAAGGAAAAATACGCAAGTTTGGGAGCTTATGAGGGCTATTTTATATATAAAAACAAGTATTTATGAAAAAAGGAGGAAAATCCGATGTTTTTACGCAGTTTTAACCAAATTAAGACCGGAAAGCTGACGTTATCAGGCACAGCGCAGAAGTTAGCGTTGCCGAAGACGTTGGAGAACGGCTGCATGGACAGCGGACGTTCTGCGGTAGAGATCAGCAACACAAGCGAGAACGCTGCCTATATCGGAGATGCGGATGTAACTTCCAGCACAGGTTTACCGATTGCAGCAGGTACGAGCCGTGTATTCCCGGTACAGTTCGGCAGTGCAGACCGAATTTATGTAGTAGGCGACGGAGATGTGATTATTGCAGAGTATTTTTAAAGATGGTGGTGGCTTAAATGAGTATTGCAGAAGGCAACGGCCTTGATTTCAGTGCAAGGCTGAACGACACACAGGCAAATATTACCGGGGATGTCAACATCGGCGGTACTCCCATGATGCAGAACAACCCCCAAAATATGAAGCCTATCGACTTTTTGACTATGCAGGCCACACCGGACGACGACAAGGAAGAAATTTCGCTGGACACGCTGAAAAAGAAAGAAATCGACAAGATTATGAGTGCTTTTGAGCGTGGGAGAGATGTTGCGAACAGCTATTTTGACGGGACTATCCGGCCTAAACTGCAGGAGCGCCGGGATATGTACCTTGCTTCTAAGGAACATTACCGGAGCAAGTTCCCCAGGCTGTCCGAAACGTCCGAATTTTGTTCAAGGGACATAAAAACCACTATAAAATGGATGCTTCCGTCTTTGGAAGAACCCTTTTTAGGCACAGACGACCCGGTAGACATTCGGGCTGTCAACATAGACGACGACCCTAAAGCGAAAAAAGTCCAGCAGTTACTAAAATACCAGTTACAGCGTAAAAACGCGTACCCGACATTCATCGAGAGCGCGTGGAAAGATGCGCTGAAGTACAACTGGTGTGTTGCAAAGGTGTGGTGGCGGCGCGAGGAAGACAGGAAGCGGTACAAACAGCTTGTTTCTGCAGATAATGTGGACTTTGTTGCATTGTTATTGCAGGAAGAAACGGCAGGAAACGCGGAAATTATCGAAGTCAAGCCGTTAAAAGACGCGCCGGATATTGCTGTTGTCACGTTCGACAAGATTACTGTTACGGCAAACTACCCGGTAGTGCAGTATATGTCACCGGACGAGCTGCGCTATACCCCGGACGGAAGAAGCGTACAGGACGCGAAGTTCATCGCGCACCGAAAAATTGTCAACGGCGACTATTTAAAGCAAAAAGAAGCCGAGGGAATCTACAAAAACGTAGACAAGGCGATGGAAGAATACGAAAAGAACGGTGGGAACACCCAACCGGACGAATTGCAGGTTGAATCCAACAGCGAATTGGAAACCATTGGCGAAAAACTGTCGGACGACGATTTAGCGTCCAAACAGTTCGAGCTGTACGAGTGCTATTTGCATGTGGATTACAACAATGACGGGCGGTATGAGAACATCATTGTCCATGTTATCGGGGAAACCCCTATACGGATCTCCCGGAACGATATGGAAATGGCTCCGTTCTTCCATTTTGCGGTAGATGCAGACCCTATCAACGCATTTAACGAAAACGAGGGCTTCACGGATGATTTAGAGCAACAGC